CCGCTTATCTTTGTAGCAACAGCAACAGATAAGACAAATCCAGGAGGCACAGGCGTAGCCCCAGGAACAACAAAAGCAAATGCAGGTAAAGTTTACTTGATGAGTTCACAACGTGAACTATCAGAAACATTTGGAGACCCAGTTTTCCAAACTGATGCAAGTAATAATCCAGTACATGCCGGAGAGCAAAACGAATACGGACTACAAGCAGCATACTCATTCTTAGGAGTAGCAAATAGAGCATATGTAGTTAGAGCGGATTTAGACCTAAACGAGATCACAGGAAGTGCGACTGAGGCAGCAGGTAAACCAGCAGACGGTGCATGGTGGTTTGATACAGATGATACAAAATACGGTGTATTTGAATGGAACGGTTCAGCAGCAACTACAACAAACGGACAATCGTTTACAAATAAAGTTCCAACAATTATTACTGATTCGTCACAAACAAGCGGCAGTGCTCCTTATACACCAAAAACAAGCGTAGGTGCAATTGGAGACTACGCTGTTGTTGCAGTATCCAATGTAAACCGTCTATGGTATAAAAATAGCTCAGGTGATTGGGTAGAAGTAGGTTCTGATGCTTGGAGAGCAAGCTGGCCATTTGCAAGCGGAACAGCAGGAGCCAGTGCATCAGGCACAGGCACAATTACATTCACAATCAACGGTGTTGCAACAGTAGTCACAACTACTGGCACAACTTTGAATCAAATTGTCACAGATATTAACACAGCAGGTGCTGCTGTAGGAATTAGTGCAAGTTCAACAGGAAATAAATTAAACTTGTTCTATGATGGACGTGAAACAGCAGTTAATTCAATTGTAATGTCAACAACAAGTGATGTATTAACTGATTGTGGTATTGATGCAGGAACTTATAGAAACACAAGTTTTGTAAATGCACCGCATACAAGTGTTCCAGAATGGAAAACACGTGATGCAAGTCCAGCACCAACAGGTAGTGTATGGATCAAATCAACAGATCCAAACCTAGGTGCAAAATGGAGTGTTAAACAGTATAGTTCTTCAGCAGACGAATGGACTACAGTAAGTGCTCCTATGTATGCAACAAACCATGCTGCTATTGCTGACTTAGATTCGAGCAATGGTGGTGCAGGAATTGCAGCTGGTAGTGTATACGTTAGATCAAACGTTGCAGAAGATGTTTTAGGCGGCAAAGCAACTTTCCAAATCATGGTTAGAGCTGCTTCAGGTGCAACAAGTATCACAAGTGCTGCAATCACAGCATCAACTTTCCCAGCAGGCGCTGCAAATTTCCAAATGCAGTCAACTTCAACAGGAAGTGCAAGTCTAAGTACACTTACTACTGTTAGCATGACATTTACTGGCGCAACAACAGACGCTGACGAAATTGCAGGAGCAATCAACGGCGCAGGAGTTGCTAATGTAAGTGCAAGTGTAAATAGCAAAAACCAAGTTATTGTTTCACATGCAAATGGTGGCGAAATTAGATTTGTTGACGGAACAAATACACCACTAAACACTATGTTTACAGTGTACGATTCAGCAAATCCAAATTCGACTAACAATTTCTATTTCACACCAGGCACAGATAGTTCTACATCACCGAGACAATTCAACGCAAGTAATTGGAATGTGCTTACATACACAGCCAAAGCAACTGCTCCTACAGCAACACCAGCTACAGGACAACTTTGGTATAGCAGCGTAATTGATGAAGTAGATATGATGATCCATGATGGAACTACATGGGTAGGTTATAGAAACTTTGATCATGCTGGTGACGGAAATGTAGGATCTAACAGTGCAATTGACGACAATGGTCCAATTGTAAGTGCAAGCGAACCAACAACACAAAGTGACGGTTCAACTAGCTTACAAAATGGAGACTTATGGATCAGCACAGCAGATCTTGAAAACTATCCTACAATTTACAAGTACAACGGTGATACAAGTAAATGGGTATTAGTTGACAAAACTGATCAAACCACAGAAGCAGGTGTGCTTTTTGCAGATGCTCGTTATAACACCACAGGTGCAAACAGTAATGAAGCAGGTGACATTGCAGATTTAATCGACAATGACTTCTTAGACCCAGATGCTCCAGATCCAGCACTATATCCAAAAGGTATGTTGCTATGGAATACACGTAGAAGCGGATTCAATGTAAAACGTTATGAGCGCAATTACATTGACACTGATAGCACAAATCCGAGACAAAATGATGCATCGATGAGTAGTTATCATGCAAATCGTTGGGTCACTGAATCAGCAAATAATGCAGATGGTTCAGGCAGCTTTGGACGTAATGCACAGCGTAAAGTTGTTGTACAAGCACTTCAAGCAAGTGTAAATAGCAACGAAGATATTCGTGATGATGAATCAAGAAACTTTAACTTAATTGCAGCACCAGGATATCCAGAACTAATTGGTGAAATGAACTCACTAAACAACGACAGAGGCTTAACAGCATTTGTTGTAGGTGACTCACCATTTAGACTTGCATCCTCAACAACCGATTTGCAAAATTGGAGTTCAAATGTTAATCTTGCAGTAGAAGACAATGACAACGGTCTTGTCACAAGAAACGAATATTTGGGTGTATATTACCCAAGTGGATTTACAAGTGACAATGCAGGAAACAACGTTGTGGTTCCTCCATCACATATGGCACTTAGAACTATTGCACTAAATGACCAAGTTGCGTATCCATGGTTTGCACCAGCAGGTACAAGACGTGGTAGTGTCACAAACGCAACAGCAAGTGGTTATGTAAATAGCGAAGGTGAATTTGTAAGTGTAGCACTTAACGAAGGACAAAGAGATACACTGTACAGTAATGCAGTTAACCCAATTACATTTATTAATGGCGCTGGACTAGTTGTATTTGGACAGAAAACAAGAGCTGCTAATGCAAGCGCATTAGATAGAATCAATGTTGCACGTCTAACAGTTTATTTACGTAGCCAACTTAAGAAACTTGCAAAACCATACATCTTTGAACCAAATGATAAAATCACACGTGACGAAATCAAACAACAGGTTGAAAGTTTAATGGTAGAACTTGTAGGACTTAGAGCAATTTTTGACTACTTGGTAGTGTGTGATGAAACAAACAACACACCTGCAAGAATAGACAGAAATGAGCTATATGTAGATATTGCTATTGAACCAGTAAAAGCAGTAGAATTTATCTACATTCCACTACGTCTTAAAAATACAGGAGAAATTGCAAGTTTATAATATCATAAAGTAGGGGGTTTATAATAATCCCCTACAAATGATAAATACTTGTGAATAGGAGTAATAAATGGCAATCTCATCATTATCAAAATTAACAGTTCCATTAGCAACCAATGACAGTGCAAGCAGTCAAGGTTTGTTAATGCCAAAACTGCAATATCGTTTCCGTGTCACACTAGAAAATTTTGGTGTATCGACTCCGACTACAGAGTTAACAAAACAAGTGATGGACATTACTCGTCCTACATTGACTTTTGAAAACATGGAAATACCAATTTACAACAGTAAAGTATATCTTGCTGGTAAGCACACATGGAGCCCATTGAGCTTGAATTTGCGTGAAGACGTAAACAATAATGTGCAAAAATTAGTTGGTGAACAATTACAGAAACAGTTTGACTTTATGGAGCAAGCAAGTGCAAACTCAGGACAAGACTATAAGTTTGTGACACGTATCGAAATCTTAGACGGCGGCAACGGCGCACTGGGCGTAAACGTTTTAGAAACTTGGGAATGTTATGGTTGTTTTGTCACAGAAGCAAACTACAATTCACTTGCATATGCAAACAACGAACCAGTAAACATTACGTTAAGTATTCAGTACGACAATGCAATTCAAACTCCTGAAAACACAGGTGTTGGAACAGCAGTAGGAAGAACATTAGGAACAAACGTCACAGGTGGCGGTTGATACTTAAAATAAAGATTGCTATTATAATAAAGGAGTGTATAGAAATATACACTCCTTTTTATTTTATACGCAGTTTAAACAAGAGATAAATACAGTATGGCAATATTCAGCGGTTTTTTTGATAATTTAATTAGTGGTGCATTGAGTCCTAAAGGTAATTTAGGAGACTATGCTCACGCATCCAATGTTTTCGTAGACGGAAACATGCGACTTGCTCCAAAGAATGAAAATTTATTTCACGTAGTTTTAAATATCAATCCACAAATAAGTTTAAGTAATTTTGGAACATTTAACAACTCGGTAAAAAGAGAAATAAATTTACTTTGTAAAAGAATAGATTTACCTACATATAATATTTCCACAACAACACTTAATCAGTACAATAGAAAAAAAGTGACACAAACAGGAGTTGAATACGCTCCAGTTAGTATGGAATGGCATGATGATAATGCTGGTATAAGTAATTTTCTTTGGCAAAGCTATTTTAATTATTATTTTAGCGATGCTAGTCATACTACATCAAATGGAACTAGTCCCGAAATAGGCGATCCTGCATATCTAAGAGAAGCTGGAAGAAACACTGGATATGGTACAGGAAGTGTTTTTCAAAATAATAAATTTGGTTTAGATAGACCAGGTAAAGTAAACAATTTTTTTACAAGCATACAAGTTTTCCAATTGCATCCACAAGATGGTAAACCAACAAACACAAGTTTTACATATATCAATCCACTAATTGATAGTTGGGATCACCAACAAGCAGACACTGCATCAACTGCGTTTAGTGCTAACTCTATGAGATTTAGTTATGAAGCTGTTATTATGGACAGAAACTATACTGATGTAGGAGTTGTTCCAGCAGGTTTTGGGGATGCAAGATACGATACTGCACCTAGTCCATTAAGCGTAAATGGCGGCGGTTCTAGCAGTTTTTTTGGGACTGGGGGTGTATTAGCAGGAACTACTGCTACGATTAACAACTTAGAACAAGGCAACGTGCTAGGTGCTTTAATCACTGGTGCTAATACTTTTAGAAATGCTAGGAATCTGAGTTTTGACAGTCTTGTGACTGAAGTTATTTCTGGAGGAGAAAATTTACTTGTTGATGCCGTTGGTAATGCTAATTTTACAAATACAGCATCAAATAGAAATATTACAACTGCACAACCTAAGGTATTTTAATTATGACAGAAACACCACAAATCCAAGAAATACTTAAAGACTCTTTAGTTGAAACTAGAGAAGTTTTTAGTAATCAAAACAAAAAATCAATAAGTTTTGCAAGTAATAGTGTAGATGCTGTTGTTGGGTTTTTTGAATCACGTGGATTTGAAACTACTGCTGCTCAAAGTGTTGCAAGTGTATTATTAACACAAGCCAAAGTTGATGGTGTAAATATCATGGAACTTTTAGAAGATATTAAAACACTAGATAAAGTAAAACTTACTGATTTAATAACTGCTATACTGAATGCTAATAGATCAAAAATCAGCAAAATTGGCGTGAAAAAAACCGATAGCAACGCAGATAATTTAATAGCAAGAAACATCATAGTATAATGGCCAAGTATGCACAAGGAAAATACAATCTAAAAAACCCTGAAAAATACATGGCAAACAGAACGCCAACTTATCGTAGTAGTTGGGAATTTGCTTTTATGCGTTTTTGCGATGAACATCCTAGTGTAGAAAAATGGGCAAGCGAAGCAATTAAAATACCATATAGAAATCCTTTTACAGGAAAGCAAACTATATATGTACCTGACTTTTTTATTGTATATACAGATGCAAACAGTAAAAAACATGTAGAATTAATTGAAGTTAAGCCTTTTAATCAAACAGTTCAAGAAAAGGCAACAAGCAAAAACAATAGAGCACACTATTTGTTAAATCAAGCTAAATGGTCAGCAGCAAATGCTTACTGTAAACAAAACAAAATACGTTTTAGAGTAGTGACCGAAAATGATATTTTTCATACAGGAAGAAAAGCATGACTATACACATAACTGCACCCAAAAAAATTACTTTTGTACATATAGAGAAAAACGGTGGTATTAGTTTTAAAAAATGGTGCGATGCAAATTTAAAGCCTACTACGTTTTATAAGATTGTAGGTAAACACGCTTCTGTGCAGCAAATAAAAGACGGCTTTCCAAATCCAGGATATATGTTCACTATTATACGAAATCCATATGCAAGAGAAATTAGCTGGTATCATTACATACAAAAGAAAACATATCAAAGACGTTATAGATGCATAGCAAGAGGAAACAATCCTGAAAAATTTGACAGAGTAATTGCAGCATTAGAATCGTTAACATTAAAAGAATATTTGATGACACAAAAAACAATATCAACACAAATGGCTAGACTAAGGGGTGGTGTTGACTACATAATAAAACTAGAACAAATACACAAACAGTTTAGACACATTCAAGATTTGACAAATTGTCACGAACCATTTCCTTTAACAAACACAAGTCTACATGCAAAATATCAACATTATTATGATGACGAATTACAAGAATTTATATACAAAAAACACAAAGTTGATTTTGACGAGTTTGGTTATACTTTCAACTAAATAATAGTAGTATTTAATGGAAACTATTATGACTAAAAAACTTGAAGATTTGTTAAATTTACCGGATTCTAAAGAAATAATAGAAGAAGAAAAAACAGAATCTGTACCTGACGCACATCAAGATACTGTGAGAGATATTGCTGACTTAGACAAAATTGAAGCTGCACTACCGCAGGTAAAAGGATTAGGTGAATTAGCAGATAACGAACTTAACGAAGTATCTGAAAAAGCAATGCAAGCATATGAAGATTTGATGGATCTTGGTATGAATGTTGAAAGTCGTTATAGTGGTAGAGTATTTGAAGTTGCAGGCACTATGTTGAAAACAAACCTAGATGCTAAAGTTGCAAAATTAGATAAAAAACTCAAAATGGTAGAACTGCAACTTAAAAAAGAAAAAATGGATAGAGATAACTTTAGTAGTCCTACAGGTATAACCGAAGGCGAAGGCTATGTAGTCACAGACAGAAATAGCTTGTTAGAGCGTCTTAAAGGGTTAGATAAAGATAAATAAGTTATATAGGAAAATTACAATGAAAAGTTTTACAGAATATTTAACAGAAACACATAGAGTGTATCCTTTTAAAATTGGCATTGCAGGAGAACTTCCTGACAAGTGTGAAGAAAATCTAAAAAAATGCCTTGAAAAATATGCTGTAAAAAGTTTGTCAGCACCAAAGAAAACACCAATTCAAGAACGTCCGCTAGACTTTCCACAATTGGAAAATTGCGAAGTGCATTACTACGAAGCAGAATTACAATATCCTAGCACCCCAGACTATATTCAAGAATATATTGGAAACTGCTGTGGCATCGAACAAAGTCATATTATTGTAAGAAATCCTAATGATCCGAGAGAAGAATATCAAGAGAAAAAAGAAGACGGTCCTTACGAGCCTATGTTAACTAAAGAAGAATTAGAAGGCGTTTCTGCACAGGACCAAGCAGGCGAATCACGTATTATGGATTTGCTAAAAGAATTAGAAACTGCACGTAAAGAAAGAGCAGATGCACAAGATGGATTTAAAATGGAAATTCCAAAAGAAGATCCACAAAATAACGAAAGCACAATAGGGAGCTAATTATGAGCAATATGTTAGACATCTTAAGAAACTTTGATGCAGTTGAAAAATCAGTTGCAGAATGTCCTCCAGAAGCTGACGGACAAATGGGCCAACAGCCAAGCATTAATATCGCATTGAATGATACACAAGAAATGGCACAACTACTTCAAGCATTGCAAATGGTACAAAATGCCGAATCACAAGAAGAAGAAGTTGAAGAATACGACAACGAGCCAGAAGAAGAATATATGGATCTAGACGATGTTCTACCAAGCGGTGACGATTTACATAAAAAGAAAACTATGTATCCACCAGCAAGTCAAGGTGATAACC